CTACAAACACCCCTTGTCTACAAAACGCTCGAAGATGCGGGCGGTCTCCTGCTGCATATCCTCTGTGTCATGCGCATAGAGATTCTGTGTGATGGTCGCGTCCGCATGACCGAGACGGGCGGCAACGTCAACGGGCTTCGCACCGGATTCGATCAACCGCGTTGCGTGCGTATGGCGAAAACTGTGAGAGTTCAGGACTAATCTGTAAAGCGCGTAGCGCACGTTCTCATGTGCATAGGGAATCCCCGTCGGGTGAACACAGAGCAGTTGGCGGCGTTCCGCATCGACACGAGGAGGCAGACGCTTTGGCAGGAGAATAAGCGTGCGATCCGCGTCCTTGCTCTCGTAGGCGATCTGATACGCCTGCCCTAAACGTAGCTCGCCCTTTGTTTGCTCTTTCTTGAGCGCACGCAGATAGGAGAGAAAGAGCGCATCTACATAAAACGTCCGCGCACTTGTCGCCGTTTTTGGCGTGTCAAAATAGCCCGCCTGTAGTCGTTGGCGAGAGATGGAAAGCAAGCCCGTATCAAGGTCAATATCATCCCACGTAAGCCCAAGAGCCTCACTGATTCTAAGCCCCGTGTGATAGAGGATTTTAAGCAGCGGGTAGAATTTGTTGCTTTCGGGAATGGCGGCGAACTGTTCGGGTGTGATAACAGTACGCTCAACTACTTTGCGCGGCGCACTTCGAGGGATGTTGATTCCCGTCGTGGGGTTCACGGCAATAAGCTCGGCTGGATAGATGGCATACTTCAATGCGGTGGAGAGCACCGTCTTTGTTTGACGGATGGTTCCTTGCGATAGCCCTGCATGGGCGAGTTCATTGACCCATAGATCAATGTCACGCGGGCGCAGCTCCTGCAAGTAAATATCCCCGATATGCGGTGTGATGCGCGAGTTTGCCGCATCGTGGTAGTTGTTGTACGTTGTTCGCTTCACGTTTGGACGCACGACGTTCTCTAGCCACGATGCGAGATAGTCCCGCAGCTTGATCTTCTCCGACGTGACACCGATATTCCCGCTCTTCCAGTCGGCGTAGGCCTTTACACCTGCATCAAATGCTTCATCCTCGGTGGCAAAGCCTCCTTTCTCCTTCATGCGGCGCGGATTCTTCGAGATGTCGAAGCTATAGGAATAGGTATTTCTGCGCTTGCGTATACGTATCTTGGACATAAATAAAACCTCCTTGAAATAGGAGGCGAATCATGGTAGTATGGAAGTGCAATAGGGCATGATTCGCGTCATGTCTGCCGCTCGGTGTTCGTAGCACTGGGCGGTTTTTAGTTGACTTACTATGGTAAAATTAACTTGTAAAATCAACAAAAGAAGGACGATACTCATGAAAGTATATGATCATGATATAAGAGAAATCTTACATAGAGACTTCTGCCAATATGAAGATTTTATAAAGACTCCAACTATTGTTATTGATGAAATGGATATTTGTGCAGGTAGGTCACGTATTGATATAGCCGTTATAAATGGGAAGATGCATGGCTATGAAATAAAAAGCAAGCAAGATACTTTAGAGCGTCTTCCTAGACAGGTGGAAGATTATAATAAAATATTTGACACGATGACACTTGTTGTTTTTGAAAATCATCTTGATAAAGTATATGAGTTAATTCCTGCATGGTGGTCAGTAAAAAGTGTAAGTGAGAAGAATTCAAAAATCTTTATTACTACGAGACGTGAAGGAAAAATGAATACACATCTTGATATTGATAGTATTGTTTTACTTTTATGGCGTGATGAGATGATAAACATACTGATGATGTATACGGATGTTCGAAAAGGCTATAAAAGTAAAACAAGAAAGCAATTAGGGGAATTATTGACCTCTAATATAGAGCGCGAACAGATTCCCCTAATTGTTAGAGAACAACTGAAACTTAGGGAATCGTGGAGAGCTGCTGTAATACAACAGCAAGATGGTGATTGCACGCGTATGTTACCCAATTAGCATGGTTACCGACACCTGTATTTCCCTGTGCTACTCGATCAATGTTTTGGTCTCCAAAAGAGAACTGAGCACCATAGTAATATCCAGAACTAATGACTTGTATTGATAGTTGATGATAGTTGATCTGCGGATTTCGAGAGCCCTTCCAAACGATGTAGCGGTCATTAGCGGTATATCTAATTTTTGGAAGAACACCATAACGCAATAAGCGAAAATCAATTTCACTTTCAGTGAATTTTGATACACCGTAGTCCGCATAGTGTATGTTACCTCTAATCGGAGATAATCTTGGTTCTTGTTTTAGTTGAGAAAAAATTTGATAGTCATATCTAGGATACTCAGCAGAACCACCGTTTCCGATGGAGGATAGGTCATCAGGAAAGGACGTTGAACAAATGACACATTGTGCATTGAGTGGAGTAAGTCCTTGTAGTATTGATATGTACTGGGAATAACATATGTTGGCCGTTTGTAGGTCAAAGACGTTGCCAGCATTTAAAAATATATCTAACTGAAGAGTGGACGTATATTGAGATATATTGCTGAGTATTTGGTGAATTTGTGGTCCGTTAAAATCAAGTGGGACGGGAAGGTAAACAGCGCATCTATTTACATTTGAAGGAATGTAGGCGATATCGAGATAATTCACAATTGGATATATAGCAAAACCACTAGCTTGTGCATATTGAATATACGAATTTAATACAGAAAGATGATCATCTTCATCAGGGTGATTGGATGTATCAAGGTAGATGGGGTGATTGTAATATGTTCTGATGGAATCGCAAAAATCTTTTGGTGTGCTATCGCCTACTATTTGGATTACTGGCATTAATTGAGGCACAGCAACCCCTATATTCTGCAATGCGATTTGTTCTCCTCGTTTCCATTTCAAAATAGGAAAGTAAGTTGTCATGATGAATACACTCCCTTTAAAAAAAGATATTGCTTCGCCGCTCTCTCTGTTGGCGCAGAGGGGGGGGCGGTTTTTATTGCATGATTGTGTCATGGTATCCGTTAAATAGCGTTATTTTTCGACGTATTTTAACCGTGTCGGATGCGAGGCGGTTAGAGCATAGCGGAATGCTCTGAACTGTGTTATACTGGACGCGTTGCCGCCCCTACACATGGCAATGGGAGGGGGTGTGTGTATGAGTGTTATCGCATTTTTTCTCTCCATCTTGGCTGGTGTAATCGCCAACTGCATCAGCAAATGGCTCGATGAGAGAGACGACGGCGACGAGCCTAGGCGTTAGTCCCTGCCTGCAATATGGGAACAGAAAAGCCCCCAAGTTCGCACCTTGGGGGCTTTTCGTGTGCTTAAGTGCTATCGCATTTGCCAAACACATTATAACACAAGCCCCCGATGATATGCAAGTGACGCGTTACTGCCGCCTAGGTGCGGTCTTTTTTATGCCCGTTTTGCGATGTGAATCAGGCGATCTTCTCCACCTCAACGGGGGTGCTGCGCTCATAGAGGTGTTCCGGAGCAATGTCCACATCATCGCTCCAAATGACTGTGCCGTACGCCGCCCTTGCTCTCAGGAAGAAAGGAAGGCTTTTCAGCGGGGCGAAGATCGGCTTCTCAAGCAGGGGGCGGGCATCATAAATACGCTGCGTGCCGCCGGTAAAGGTGATAAGCAGAGTGTAGTCCTCACGCGCCGTCACGCCCTCAACAATCCATGCAGGCTGTTTCATGGTGTCCACTCCTTTCTCTATCGTAGCGGGTCAATCTTGTAAAGTGGCTGCTCACTCATCGCAAGTTCCCAGTTGGCAAGAAGCTCGTCGCGGTGCAGCTCTGTCCATGCGGCAATCAGTTTGAGTTGCTTGCGTGGCATATCGCCCTCGGTGAGGTCGCCGTCCATGTTGAATACGGCATTATGCCCCTGATAGGTCGCGTGAAAATGCGGCGGATTGTGCTCACCGTTGTTATACATACGAATGATGATCCCGAAGAACATTGAGATTGTCGGCATAACATAAACCTCCTCTTTTGATCCTGTCCTATAAAGTCAATAAAATCAACGGGTTACGGATATTTTAAATGGTAAAATACCGATATTTGATCCTGTTGTTTGCCGCCCTAGGTGCGGTCTTTTTTTATGCCCGTTTTGTCAATCCCAGTTGATCTCGCTATGAGAAACGGTTTCTCCGTTTCGATACTCCTGCATGGCGAGGCTGTGGGCTTTCAGATCATCGTCTGTCATGCGGTCATCTGCATCATTCGGTATGAAGCGTTTGACTACTTCCAAAAGAATGGGGAGTTCACGATCAGGAACAAAATCCATCATTTCAACAATCTGTGCTTTTACAGTCATATCAATAAGCCTCCTTTGTAGACATCCCCGCGCGGGGCGATTTTTTCAATCAGAATCGTATTTGTATCAGGAAGAGAGAAAACAATGCGCCAATTACCGACGCGCAGCCGATACAGTGAATCACTTCCTTTGAGGGGGTTTACATCTCCTTTTGGCAAATCCTCAATCGCTTTTTTGAGACGTTGTTTTGTCGGCTTGTCCATACTTCCAATGGTTTTCACAGCAGCTTTGGCATATTTTATTTCCATAGAGATTCCTTCCTGCCGCCTACGATGGCGTCTTTTTTATGCCCTACACAATATCGCTCTGAAAGGCGACGGCTTTTCCGAGGATGCGGCACTCGACATAGCTTTCTGCCGTATAGACGATGGGGGCGTACTTCGGATTCTCAGCTTGCAATATAAGAGAATCTTTCTCCTTGTAGACGCGCTTTAGCGTTGCCTCATCCTCGATCAGGACGGCGGCGATCTCGCCGTTATCCACATCCTCCTGCTTGCGGATGAATATAATGTCACCGTCATTGATACGCGCGCCGATCATACTGTCCCCCTGTATCTTCAGGCAGAAATCAGCGTCAATGTCCTCCGTACACTCGCGGTATCCGTCAAAATTCTCATCGGCGTATATGGGAACCCCTGCGGCAATCGTACCGAGGAGGGGGACTTTCTTTGTCCGAATTGGGAAAATGTTGGGAAGATCGGGCAGATCGCCCGAGGCGGGGGATTGCTCCCAACCCATAAGAGCCTCCGGCGTTGTTCGTAACGCTTGGGCGAAAGCTACTATCTTAGATTGTGGTATATCGTTCTCGCCCTTTTCAATTTTGTTGATGGAAGAACGTGACTTATACCCCATGCGTTTTGCTAGTTCCTCTTGTGATATGCCGAGTTCTTCCCTTCGGGTACGAATCCTTTTATATATCTCCAACATATAAACACCACCTAGATATAAACTATAGTGTATGTTCAGTGTACTATATCGTTTCTTGAAAATCAACATTTATTTATTTTTGCAAATAAAAATGTTGACATATAATCTACGCAATGGTATTATACGAGTGTAGATTTATATTCAACAAAGGAGGGGAGAGGATGACAGATACTATAGAGTTTGAGATTGCGCTGAAACGCGCAGGGCTTACAAAGAAAAAGGTTGCACAAAGCCTTGGTATTTCTGAGATGGGGCTGTATCAGAAGGTCAATAACATCACGGAGTTCAAGGCAAGCGAAATCTCAAAACTGTATGAACTGTTGAATCTCAGCAACCTTGCTGAGCAACAGAAGATTTTTTTTGCCCATTGAGTTGATTGTAAATCAACAACAACAACCCCGAGCACGTAGTCAAACGGCATCCGCGCAGAGAGGAGGTGAGGGGATGGAGGTCATCATCAAAGGTGATGTCAAGGAAATCGTTACGCTTCTATTGGAACTGGAGGTGCAGCGAAGAATTTCTTTTGTTGGTGAGATGAAATACTGCTTGCTGAATAAGCAGAAATCACAGCCGCCTGTTGATCCTGTCAAATAACCCCCTTTGACATGGCGTCCTGAATCCATTTGCACTGGTCATCCGGAAGCTGGGCTTGAACATAATGTTTGGTAATCTTGCCTTGGTGCATTCAGGTCGTAGGTAATGAGGTAGAGCATTTTACAACATCCTTTCTGTCATGAAATAAGGGGGAGAACTATGGCGGATATGCAGCTGCTCAAGGCGAAGCTGAGATACAACGGGCTGACCTATCAGGAGGCAGGAGAGATCATAGGCGTTGGGCGAGATACGTTCTCTCGGAAAATGCTCAATGAAGGCGGAGGGTTCACCGTCGAAGAACTGAGGAAACTAAGGGGGGCAATGCAGCTGAGCAAAGATGAACTGTGACGGATATTCTTCCAATTATGTTGATGTTTTACAACATATAGTTGGATAAATCAAGTGTTCTCACAATATGTTGTATAGCCGAAACGGGCGCAAGCCCGTCCGCGGGGAACGACCTCCCTGCGCTGATGATGGCAGGTCACGTCCCGCCCGTTCCGAGGCGAATCATGGTAGATAGCAAAGATGGCGGGGCGTTTCCTCATAGATAGGAGGTGAGGTCATGGGAAAGACAGCGACGGATGCGGCGGCGGATGCTTTCGTTGCAGGGCTCATGGTGGGTTTTGACAGGATCGCTGATGAGAAGCTGACCGAGAAGGTTGATGCGTTGGAGCAGCGGATTGTCGAGCGTCTGCCAAAGGTGGTGGCACTGCCGCCGATGCCTGTAGACGTTCCGGAGGAGCGACTGCTTGATGTGAAACAGGTCGCGGCGATGCTCAGGTGTTCGCCGCGTGCCGCACAGCAGCTGATGGACAGCGGCAACCTGGCCTATGTGCTTCTTGACCCGAGCAGCAATCAGCGGAAAGTCCCATATTCGTGGGTGGTGGAGTACATTCACTCTCTCAAGCGCTATACGGGCAAACTCAGGGAAAAGAAGGAGGTGTCAACATGAAGAAGTTGATTGCTGGGTGCGTTCTAGCAGGAGCGGCGATCCTCTGCGCTGGAATGGCGACGCATGAGGACACACATGCTGTCCTCATCGAGGAGATCTACACCGTTCGCCCCGGTGATACGCTCTGGGGCATCGCCGAGGAGTACGTCAAAAAGAACACCGGCACGCGCCGGTACATCCTCGAATACAAGTCGGGGATGGAGGAGCTGAATCCGTGGCTCCTCGATAGGGACGGGATGATTTATCCCGGCGATGAGATCAAGGTGACCTATTGGGTCAAGGGTGAGGAGGAAACAAAATGAAAATGGAAGTAAAGAAAGAAGCTGCCGCATTCGTGCTGCAGGGAAGCAGCTACAACGGGTGCGGCGAGCCTGTCGAAGTCAACTACGCCGAATTACGGGCGGCGGCGGTAGGAGAAAAGTGGGAAGCCTACGACAACCACAACTGCGGGCGCGCCGTACACAGCGAGTCCGCAGAGGTCGTCCACAAGACGACGCAGGGGGCGGCAGTGCTCCACCGAAAGTGGGGCACGACGGACAGCCCCGACCCGGAGAGCTGGGAGGATACCCCCGAACTCGTCTGGTACGAGTTCGCGTGAAGGAATGGGATGAGGCACTCGCGGGGGGGCGCGCAAACTCAACACACAAGAAGAAGGAGTGTATAGCAATGGAAAATGAGAAGTCAACGGAGAATCAAATCCTTTCTGGGAAGTGTCAAGGCTACAAACCCGAATGGACGGATAATTTTATCTGTCCGGGGGAACTCACAGTGCAGATCACTCTGAGCGAATACCGGGATCTCGTACAGGAGTCTGCAACAGCGCGTCAGAAGATCAGCGAGGCAAATGATAAGAGGGCGGAATACTATCACGAGATGGAGCGGCTCAAGAAAGAGAACGCCGAGCTGAAAGAAAAGATCGTCCAGCTTGCAGGAGGCAAAACACCGCAGGATGCACCCGAGGAAGATGAGTAAAGAAAAAACGCCCGATGCGGCGGCAACCGCACAGGGCGCAGAGAAATAAGGTTTTCACCGTGAGTATATCACGGAATAGGAGGTAAATCAAATGAGATACATTGTGGACTTTGAAATCCACGGGATGATGGAGGATGAATAACATGCGCGTACCAAAGCGACTGCCAAAGAGGCTGGCAGACTACGTGTCCCGCATGGAGCGGGACGGTGCTAGGTTGATTGCGGCATCAATGAGCCGCGCAAGGGGGCGGGCTTTTATCAGCCTGACCCTTACACAGCCCCACGAGTGGATTTCCCCCGACCTCATTACGGCGGAGTTCTCCCTCTCGTATGACCGTAAAGATAAGAGCTTCAAGGAGCAGCTCAGCTCTCATCGCCGCAGTTTTGATATTTTCCGGAAGGCGGTGTTGGCATCATGACAGAGAACGCAGAGAAGAAGCCGTTTGAGGTAACGGACGAGGCAAGCGCGGAGTGGTGCCTCGAAAAACTCGAGGAGAACGAGAAGACGCGTGCCCTCATCGACGAGCAATACAAGCAGATGACCGCACGCTATGAGAAGTGGCGGGCGGACGCGCTGGCAGAGATTGACGGGAGCGATGCACATCTCAAAGGCTTGCTTGAGCCGTGGGTGGCAGAGAAGATCGCGGACGGCAAGAAGAAGTCCGTGAAGCTGCCCTCTGGGCGCGTCGGATTCCGGGCGGGCGGTGAGATATGGAAGATGGGGGACGAGAAGGTCGAAGCGACAACCCCCGCTCTCCTTGCCTTTGTCAAGCAGGATGATGATTCCTTCGTGAAGGTGCAGGAATCCGTGCGCTGGGGCGACTACAAGAAGACGCTCAACGTTATGAAGGACGGACGCGTCGCCACGTCGGACGGTCAGATCATCGAAGGAATGACGGTCACGCAGGGTGCACCGAGCTTCTATGTGGAGGTGGCGAAATGAGCAGAGCAATTCTGGTGTATGGGGAAAGTGGGAGTGGTAAGACAACATCACTCCGCACGCTCGACCCCGAGCGCACCTTTATCGTTGATGCTGATCGTAAGGGGCTCTCGTGGAAGGGCTGGAAGAAGCAGTACAACGGCGCAAAGAAGAACTACACGCAGACCTCAAGCGTCCCGACCATCGAAGCTATCTATCAGAAGATGCAGGGAGAATGGGCGGATAAGTTCGACACGCTCGTCATTGACGGTCTTACCACAATCATGGTGGACGATGAGATGCGCAGAGCGAAGGAACGCGGATTCGATAAGTTCGTCAACCTCGCGCAATGCGTGTGGAACATCGTGTCGGATGCGCACCTCTTGCGTGAGAATCTGACGGTCGTCTTTATCGCTCACTCACTCACGGAACATGACGAGAGCGGCTACCAGTGGACACACGTCAAGACAGGTGGACGCAAGCTCGATAAGATTGTTCTTGAATCCAAGTTTACAACGGTGCTCTGGGCGAAGTCGCTGGACGGGCGGTATGTATTTGTCACACAGGCAGATCACTCCACGGCGAAAAGCCCGATGGATTGTTTTGAGAAGGAGATTCCGAATGACATGGCTGCGGTAATCGCGGCACTCAAGGAGTACGAGGAGGACGATGACAATGATGCAGAAACCAAGTGACTGGGACACGACCCCCGCAATCACAGGGGAATACATTCCTCTGCCGCCGGGCGGCTATGAGTGCCGCATCGTGAAGGTTCAGAAGGGAGAGTCAAAGAGCGGAGCTGCGATGCTGACGATTGCCTTTGATATCGAGAGCGGCAAGTATGCGGGCTACTACCGCAAACAGTACGAGGGGCGCAAGGCAAGCAATGCTGATGCAAAGTGGGGCGGCATGTACTACCAGCTCACGGCTGGCGAGCAGCAGGGGCGGTTCAAGGGAATGCTCCAGAACATCGAGAAGTTCAATCCCGGCTACACATGGGACTGGAACGAGCAGAGCCTTGTCGGCAAACTCTTTGGCGGCAAGTTCCGTGAGGAAGAGTACATCTACAACGGGAAAATCTACACATCAACAAAATGCATCGCAATCTTGCCGATTGAGGGCATTGAGGCAATTACGCCACCCGAAAAGAAGTGCATCGAGCAGGAGATGCGCAACGGATATGGCACTGACGATGACGATATTCCGTTCTGATGGTGCTCTTAGGTAATGTTGTGGAGGAGCGGGATGATGGCGTTACTGTCTTTGTCCCGTTCCCTCATGACAAGAAAAAGCCGGAGGGGTATCAACCCCTTGTTGGTGTGGAGCTTGTCGATAAGCGTCATATATCGGCAGATCAGCGTAAAAAAGCCTATGTGCTGATCTCCTACATTGCCGCGTGGTGGGGGTATACACCACTCGAAGCGATGAAGGAAATGCTAAAGCTCATGTTCGTCGGTGAGGCGGAAACGCTCAGAAGGACATTCTCGCTGTCTGACTGCGATATGACGACCGCAAGGCTGTTTATCACCTACTTGATTGACTTCTGCATCCTCCATGGTGTTGACGTAGGAGAGCCGCTGTATCAGCTCTCAGAGGACATCCCGCGTTATGTGTGGGCGTGCCTCATGAACAAGCGGTGTGCGGTGTGTGGGCGAAAAGCAGAGTTGCATCACTGCAATGGTAGCGTGGTCGGCATGGGGCGCAACCGCAAGGAGATATGTCACATCGGGATGCGTGCGCTGCCCCTGTGTAGGGAACATCACACGGAGATACACGCGGTAGGGCAGGAAGATTTTCTGAGGAGATACTTCCTCGAGCCTGTGCGAATTGACGAGCGGATCGCGAAAGTGCATCGACTGAAAGCGAGGTGAAGATATGTTTGTTGTCAAAGACTTGGAGCGGCTGAAGGAGTACGGGTTTCAAACCACTGGATATACAAACTCTAAGGGCAGGGCGATCTATCGGAAGGAGATAGGCGAATCACAATATGATTCTGCTTCCGCATCTCTGGCACTCATTGTGAATGCTGATGGCGAAAGAGAGAATGAAATTGTGGTTTGTTGTGAAGCAGAATTAGCCACGGATATAAAAACCGTCTACCCCGTTATGTGGGCATTCGACGAGCTTTCTGAGATGCTGCATGATGATGTGATTGTGTGGAGCAAGCTCCCGAGACCATAGAGCGAGGTGGTGAACAGTGTTTAGCATGATTACCCAGCTGACGGCATTCGGAAGAATCAGCATTGACAACCTTTCGGCAACGGCTCAAACCCTCTATCTCAGATTGATTCTGATTGATAACGGGCTTGGCTGGCCGGAACGTTTCTACGCTTCGAATTCTCGGCTAATGACAGAGGCAGGGATTAACAGCGAGAAAACACTTATCACAGCAAGAAATCAGTTAATCCAAATGGGACTTGTCGAGTACAGAAAAGGTACTGCCAAAGGAAAGGCGGGCACGTACAAGCTCAAAATTATCCCGACTACTGGCGTAACTACTGTAGGAACTACTGTAGCATCGGCTGGCGTATCGGGCGCCTATATGACAGACCAATATAGACAAGAAAAGACTAGACAAGAAAAGACTATAGCTGCTGCTGCAACGCGCGCGTGCGAGGGGGACAGTGCCCTTGCAGAAGCAGTGCGCGTGTTCGAGGAAAACATCCACCCTCTTGGCGGTGACATAGAGAGTGATACGCTCATTGACCTTGTAGACGACTACAGTGCGCCATGGGTGATCGCCGCTGTCAAAGAGGCGGTGATATACAACGCACGCAGCATGGGATACATGAAAGCCGTTCTTGAGCGGTGGAAGCGTGACGGGTTCAAGGCACCGAGGAAAGGGGTGAAACAGCATGGAACAGGCAGGAACGATAGCCGCGAGGCTCTTGAAGAACGGTATTCAGATTTCGCCGAAGCCGACCGCAACTACATCCCTCCGTGGAAGCTACGATCTTCCAGCGGAGGAGATCAGGCGGCATCGGGAGGAGATTGCGGACATTGAGCGTGCGCAGGAAAGATGCAAGGGATGCACGGGAGAGGTCTGCAAACAACCTTCTCAGGGCATGATTCCCGTCGTCGAAGTCCATGACGGGCGGTTTTGTTACGCTCTCAGGCGATGCCGTCACGAGCGAAACCGTCTGGTACGTCTGCGCATCTTACGACTCTTTGCTTCTGCCCGTGTCCCTAGGGCGTACGAAGGGGACACGTTCGCGGATTACATCGTCACGGAGGCGAACAAAGACGCCGTCGATGCGGCACACATGATGGTCGCAGACGAGATCAAGGGGCTGTTTCTCCACGGCGAGAAAGGCACGGGCAAGGCAAAGCTCGCGGCAATCATCGCCAACGAGCGGGCGGGCGCGGGAAAGCCTGTGCTCTTTGCCTCTGTGCCTGACCTCATGGCAGACATCCGCGCATCGTTCGCGAGCGGCGGAACGTCGGAGCGGGTACAGACGGTTAAGGAGACGCCATTTCTCGTGTTGGACGATCTCGGCGCAGAGAAAATGACGGAGTGGGTTGGCGAGCAGCTCTTTTGCATCGTGAATCACAGGTACAACGAGCAGCTGCCGACGGTCGTCACGAGCAACTACAGCCCGACGCAGATCATCCGCCACATGGCAACGGTGGACGCGCGGGGCAACGTGATTGACGATATGCAGGGGCAACGGATTATGTCGCGCATCTACGGGATGTGCGAGCGGGTAGAGATTAGGGGCGCCGATTGGCGCATGAAAGGAGCGTGCTGAGATGGATTTGAAATGGATAGCGCAGATGGCAGAAAGGGTACGTGAACTGGAAGCGGAGAACAAGCGCTTGAAAGGCTTGTTGGAAGAGCAAGATAACAAGCAGGTGCTCGATATGACAAAGCCGCAGCCGTGCAACATGTTTGACGTTGCGGATGGTGAGGCGTGGGCAAAGGAACTGGGCAAGCACATGTATGATGTCGTTAGAGATGTGATATACATGGATCAGTTTTTTGATTGTGTAGAGCGTGCGGATGAAGCGGCTCTCGCCGAAAAACTCACGTATATTACCACGGTCTGTACGTCATGGATTGCCGCGCTCGGCTATGACGAAGCGATGCGCGGCGACCTGCAGCGGCGCGTGAACGAGAAGAACAAGGAACGCGGGTATTTCTGAGGAGGCGGCGAGATGGACGAGTATCATCCCTGCAAAAAGTCCGACCCGACGGCGCGGGAGGCGATCGGGAACGTGATGCGCCTTGTGCGGGCGCAGAACAGGAACAAGTACAACGCACGCAAGACAACGGTGTGCGGGTACACGTTTGACAGTAGGAGAGAGGCAGAAATCTATCTTGACCTACTCTCACGAAAGCAGCACGGCGAGGTTCTCCGCATCGGCTTGCAGCCATCCTACACCCTTCTTGAGGGATTCCGTGACAACACGGGCAAGAAGCAGAGACCGATTACCTACACAGCGGATTTCCTTGTCACCTACGCCGACGGGCGCAATGAGGTGATCGAGGTTAAGGGCGTACGTACGCGTGACTATCTGCTACGCAAGAAGCTATTTCTCTACAAGATGAGGGACGAGAATATCATTTTTCGGGAGGTAAAGTAATGACGCTCGGCAGTCTGTTTGACGGCATCGGCGGCTTCTTACTTGCGGCGCGTCATGCGGGGGTTACGCCTATATGGGCGAGTGAAATCGAGCCGTTCCCGTGTTCGGTGACGGCGCGGCACTTCCCCGATGTGCAGCAGCTCGGAGACATTACACAGATCAATCCCGACGAGATAGAGCCCGTGGACATTATCTGCGCGGGAAGCCCGTGTCAAGATTTGAGTATTGCAGGAAAAAGAAAGGGGCTGAACGGTGAACGCAGCGGCTTATTCCGCACAGCAGCTCACCTTGTTCGACGAATGTGGGAGCGTACCGCAGGGGAGTATCCGAGATTCTTTGTTTGGGAGAACGTCCCCGGTGCATTCTCGAGCAATAAAGGAGCTGATTTTAGAGCCGTGCTTGAGGAAATCGGACAGACCGAAATTCCAATACCTTCCAATGGAAAATGGGCAAACGCAGGACTGGCAGAACTGCAAGAGTGTCAAATCGCATGGCGCGTCCTCGACGCGCAATATTGGGGAGTCCCCCAACGCCGCCGTAGAATCTGTCTTGTCGCGGATTTTGCAGCCTCTGGAAGATGTGCCGGAGAAATACTATTTGAGTCAAAGAGCGTGCAAGGGGATATTGCGGCGAGCACAGGAACGGGGGAAGAAGCTGCCCGAGGAGCTGAGGATTGCGCTCGAATTGCAGTCTACGATATGACACACGCGGATGAGGTTATGCGCCCTGTGCGTGGTGACATCGCTCCAACCCTCAACGCCCGCATGGGGACGGGAGGAAATCAAGTACCTGTCGTGCTCACGGAAGGAAAGGTGCGTCGTCTCACACCAACGGAGTGTGAACGCTTGCAGGGACTAGAGGACGGATACACCGAGGGCGGAAGCGATACGGCGCGCTACAAGGCACTCGGCAACGGCATGGCGCAGCTCTGCGCGGACTATGTGATTCGGAGGATTGTGGAGGTGAGCAATGAAACCAATTCTTGACGCTTGCTGCGGATCCAAAATGTTCTGGTTCGACAAAGAAAATCCTGCGGCCGTGTTTATGGACAATCGCAGCTTTGCCCAAAACCTTTGTGATGGACGGCGATTCGAGGTAAAGCCCGATCTGATCGCGGACTTCCGAGAGATACAATTTCCCGACGAGAGTTTCCGTCTTGTCGTATTTGACCCGCCGCACCTGTGCAGAGCAGGAAAGACTTCATGGCTTGGCATCAAGTACGGAGTGCTTGAAAGTACATGGCAAGATGACCTGCGTCGAGGATTCGAGGAGCGTATGCGCGTCCTAAAAGATTACGGCGTATTGATCTTCAAATGGTCGGAAGATCAGATTTCTACGGCGGATGTTCTGAAACTTCTCCCCGTGCGACCGTTGTTCGGGAACCGGAGGGGGAAGACAATCTGGCTGGTGTTTATGAAATTTCCGGAGGAACAACAACTACAATCGCAAAAATGCGGTTGAAAACACTGAATAACATCCAAAACTCGGGATATTCGACACTTATCTATTGGGGAGGCATCGGGCGACTATCCCGGGACACCTGTGCCGGATGAGGAGATTCCGTTTTGAGGGATAAGAAAAAAAGAGCGCCATATCACCGCTCTTTTGGTGCGTTCAGATAGACAGGAGGAAATAGCGTGAGAGAGTATGGCGACTATATCAGGGAGACAAAGCGGCTCTTGCAGAACTACAACAAAATGAAGGTCGCCGTCACGAATCTCACAGAGGAGATTAAGGCGCAGGAGATGGTCTTGCGTGATGAATCCATATCCTCCATCCAGTACGGAGACAATCGTATCAGCGGCGGGACAAGGGAATTGACTACAACAGAGGCGGCCGCTGTACGTCGCATTAAGCTTGAGGGGCATATTGCGGATATGCGGATCCGCAGAGATGAAATAGAGCGCACGATACGGGCGATTGATCGAGCCTTTGAGTCGCTGGATGATGCAGATGTGGAGCTGGTACAAGGGCGGTATATGCGGGGGCAGTCGTGGATAGAGATCGCGGATGTTCTGAACTATACAGAGAAGTGGGCGCAGGAGAAAGGCGGGAAGGTGCTGCGGGATGTGGCACTGATGTTGTTTGGGGTGGAAGTGAGACCGGTACAGTTGAAGATTTTTTTCTAGAAAAAGAGGGGATTCTTGTATTTTCGACGAATATATGCCTAGAAGCAGGCATATATTCGACAAGTTGGGAGGGAATATCATGTATGCAGCAATGGACTTGGCGAAATATATTGTTTCTAAATGCACTAAGGAAAATGTACCAATTAGCAATTTACAACTTCAGAAAATATTATATTATATTCAAAAAGAGTTTTTACATAAACGGGGAACTATTGCCTTTAATGATAGTATAGAGGCGTGGCAGTTTGGACCTGTTGTCCCAAGAGTTTATTACTTTTTTAGTGGTGCGGGTTCAATGCCTATTTTGATGCAGTACAATATAAAAATTGGCAAGGATGACGAAAAGTTAATTGATTCAATAGTAGAAGAAAAGAGATCGTTGAATCCATGGGAAATGGTAGAAGATACACATAGACCCAATGGTGCATGGGATTCAATTTATCGAGATGGAAGAGGCGCTAGTGATGTCATTCCTGTTAAAATGATTGTGGAGCGAGGATAAGAATGGATTCTGTTGAAGAAGAGATTCGTCAAAAGGATTTGAGGAAGCTCTTATTTGATTTGGCTAAGACACAAGATATTTTACAAACATCAGATAGGGAAAAGGCTATATATGAGCGTCTGGAGAGGATATATTATTCTCCACCTAATAGTCAAAAATTTCATCATTTATATTCCGAAATTTTTTCGATATTAGCTCAAATAACACGTGATCCGGCTTTAGGAAATATAGATATTTTGGGACAAAATCTTTCATTGTTGCGTGCTAATTATAAACCAGAAAAGCAAGATGAAATGTTCATCGATATTACAGATTGTTTAAGAAAATTATATGATCATGTTAATTTAGATATAGCAAGACTTAATTATTCAAAAGAAATATTTTGGAAAGCTTCTGGTGGTGAAGAATATATTAGATTACATGAACAGATGCAATGCACAGAGAAGAACTTTTCTGAACAACTTAATGCTATATCAACTGAAACCAGAGAAAAGGCAAAAAAGCTTGAGATACGTTTGAGAGGTCTGCAGAAAGAATATATTGCCATTCTTGGAATATTTGCAGCAATTATGCTGTCATTTACTGCGGGCATTACTTTTTCCAACTCAGTATTTCAAAATATCGACAAGGCAAGTATTTATAGGTTAGCTTTTGTTGTCTCTCTTATAGGGGTGGTGCTAATCAATATTCTTTTTGGACTTTTTTACTATATTAACCATTTGGTTCGTGACGAGAATAAAAGAGCATCAGCTATACCATTATTGATATCAAATGGTGTGCTTTTTATCATTATGGGAATGACAGTTTGCTTTTGGTATGTTGGGGAAATTGAAGGAAGAAATATAAAAATAAGCGAACAACACATATCAGGGGGGATAATAAACGCCATAATAAACTTCTTCAAATAGTTGCCTTGTGGATAACTCAATTGCCTTCCCAACGGTATTTTTAACCGGGTTTTTGTTCTGTTTTACTTCCTTTTTTTCGCAGAAAAACCTGCTATACTGTTAATGTGGCCGGTTTGGAACGAGCCGCCACTACTTCCTTCAATCCCTTCCCTAACACAGAGCCGTCTCATGCGAGGCGGCTTTTCTGTTGGGCGGAGGTTGAGATATAAATTTCTCTGTTTTTTTTTATGTTTCGTTTGTGGGAAGTATAAATTTTGAGGGCATAGCTGCGGCAGTGCCCTTTTTGCATGAGTGGAAAGGAGGTGACGACGTGAAGCTGCCACCAATGCAGGATCGTTTCGTGGATGAGTGGTTAATTGACTTCAACGGGACACAGGCGGCAATTCGTGCAGGATACAGCGAACGCTCGGCAAGAAGTATTGCGGGCAGACTGTTGACAAAAGATAACATCCAAGCCGAAATTTCGCGTCGTCAAAAAGACCTCCAACGACGCACAGAGGTGACGCAAGAGCGCGTTGTCAAGGAGCTTGCACGCGTTGCTTTTGCGGATGCGACGGACTTTGTACAAGTCGAGACCCGGATAATCAATAGGGGGGACATAGAGGTTCCGCTCGAGTTGGCTGTACACAAGGAGACCGCTGAGCTTTCTGCTGACCAGCGCGCGGCTATTGCAAGCATCAAACAAGGGGCCAACGGGGTTGAACTAAAGCTGCACGACAAGATCAAGGCACTTGAGCTTCTGGGGAGGCACATCGGTATGTTTAACGACAAGCTCGAGGTCAAGGCGACCGTTGAGAATCCCTTTGCAGGGCTTTCGACGGAGGAGCTTCGGAACGTGATCGACAGTGGATAGCAGGCTGATTCTTCAAGCAAAACTGGAACTTGCACGGCGCGAGTTCTTTTTTTATTGCTGTCTGCGTGCACCCGATTTCTATAAGCCCGAGCGTTCCTATCTTCGTGAGCTCTGTGATGCGCTGCAGGAGTTCTACGAGGGCGGGGATGAGGTACTTGTCATCAACGAGCCGCCGCGTCACGGCAAGAGCCGCACGGCGGGGCTGTTCGTGGAGTGGATCCTCGGCAGGAATCCGAAAGAGAAGATCATGACAGGATCGTACAACGAAACGCTCTCGACGGTGTTCTCGAAGAACGTTCGCAACAGTATTCAGGAGATCAAGGCGGACGCAGCACGCATCGTCTATAGTGACATCTTTCCTGGCGTAGCGATAAAGGCGGGTGACGCGGCGATGAATCTATGGAGTCTTGCGGGCGGCTATAACAGCTATCTTGCGACCTCTCCGACGGGCACAGCGACGGGCTTCGGCTGCTCGCTGATGATCATCGACGACCTCATCAAGAACGCGGAAGAGGCATATAACGAGACGGTCAAGGAAAAGTATTGGGATTGGTTCACGAATACCATGCTCTCGCGTCTTGAGGAGGGCGGCAAGATCATCGTCATTATGACGCGCTGGGCATCGGATGACCTTGCGGGCAATGTGCTCAGACATTTCGCTGACCGCCGCATCCGCCACATCTCCATGAAGGCACTGCAGGGCGACGGGACGATGCTCTGCGATGAAATTCTCTCGCGCAAGTCCTACGAGGACAAAGTACGGGCGATGGGCGCGGATATTGCCTCTGCGAACTATCAGCAGGAGCCGATCGACATCAAAGGGCGGCTATACAGTACGCTCAAGACATACGATGACGTGCCGCGTAACACCTGCGGGCATCCGCTCTTCACGTCGGTCAAGGCGTATGTCGACACAGCGGACACGGGCGAGGATTACCTATGCGCCATCGTGTATGGCGCATACGCCAAGGAGGCCTATGTGCTCGACGTTCTCTATACGAAAGCCCCGATGGAGGAGACGGAGCCATTGGCGGCGCAGATGCTTCACAAGAACGGTGTCAATATCGCTGATATTGAGTCCAACTCGGGCGGGCGCGGATTCGCGCGTTCGGTGGAGCGGCATCTGCGCGAGACGTTCGGGAGCAACAAAACTGTCATTCGACCGTTTCACCAGTCGCGGAACAAGGCAGCACGGATTCTCTCCAATGCGACGTGGGTGATGGAGCATGTTTATTTCCCAACCAACTGGCGTGACCGCTGGCCGGAGTACTATGACGCTATGACACGGTATCAGCGTGAGGGCAAGAACAAGCACGATGATGCGCCCGATGCGACAACAGGCATTGCCGAGAAGATTGGCGCGGGTGATCTGTATAGTTTTGAGTAAGGAGGTGGGGCAATGTCCTTTATGGACGTGGTACGATACATCATTCGTCGCGGTGCTGAGTCCGTCATGAGCGAGGATGAATTTATCGAGGTCGAGACGGCGGCATGGCTGGCATCTGAAAAACGCCGCCAGATGATGATCGGCGAGGCGTATGCGCGCGGAGAGCATGATGTGCTCTACAAGACCCGCAGCGCGATCGGTGACGGCGGCAAAAAGACCACCGTGCGTAATCTGCCGAACAACATCATCATCGACAACCAGTACGGCAAGCTCGTCAATCAGAAAGCGAGCTACCTGCTCGCCAAGCCCTTTGAAGTAAAGACGGAGGACGATAGGTTCGGCGCACAGCTGCAGAGCGTATTCAACCAGGCATTTCGTCGCACGCTCAAGCAGATCGGCGAGGATTGCCTCAATGCGGGCGTCGGGTATCTCTACCCGTACTTTGCGGATAACGAGCTGCGCTTTCGGCGATTCGCCCCCGAGGAGATTCTGCCGTTCTGGATGGACGATGCGCATGAGGAGCTTGCTTCATTCCTGCGCGTCTACACCCTCGATTATTACGAGGGGCGCACGAAAAAAGAGAGCATCAAGGTGCAGTACTTCTCGAAAGAGGGCGTGCGGTACTTTACATTTGATTCGGGCAAGCTCCTGCCGGATGCGGAGGCGGAGGATTCACCGTATTTGCAGGTGGGCGGCGTGCCGATGAATTGGGATCGCGTTCCGCTTATCGTGTTTCGCGCGAACAGTGCCGAGCGTCCGTTGATCTCACGCGTAAAATCCTTGCAGGACGCACTCAACACACTGCTTTCGACATTCGCGGACAACTTGCAGGAGGACGCACGGAGCACAATCCTCGTCATCCACAACTATGACGGCGAGGAGCTCGGCGGATTCCGCAAGAACCTCTCAACTTTTGGCGCAATCAAAGTTCGAGACTCTGAGACCGCCAAGGGCGGCGTGGAGACGCTTTCCATCGAGGTCAATGCGCAGAACTATGAGCTCGTCCTGCGTCTCCTCAAGCGCGCCATCATCGAGAACGGCTGCGGATTCGACGCGAAGGATGACCGTCTATCGAACAATCCAAATCAGATGAACATCCAGTCGATGTACTCGGATATCGACCTTGACGCCAATGATATGGAGCTTGAATTTCAAGCGGCGTTGGAGCGTCTGATGTGGTTTGTCGGTGTTGCTCTGCGACTGAAAAAGGTCGAGCCCGGCGCGGTGGAGTTTGTCTTTAACCGCGACATCCTCATCAACGAGGCGGAGGCGATTGCGGACTGTCGTGATTCCGAGGGCGTAATCAGTCGGGAGACCATCATCGCAAATCATCCGTGGACGAAGGATACGAAAGCAGAGCTCGAGCGTCTCAAAAAAGAGCGCGCCGATTAGGCGGAGGAGATGCGGGGCATGTATCCGGTAGGTGAGGAGCATGGAGCACGATAAGTACTGGGCAGAGCGATTCGAGCAGCTGACGGAGGCGGAGCTGCGCAAGGCGGACGATCTCAGCGCGGAGATGGTCAAGGAGTACCGACAGACCGCGCAAGACCTGAATGACGATATTCAGCGTTGGTATGCACGATTCGCCGCTGAGAACAAAATGAGCCTTGCCGAGGCACGGCGTGTACTGACGGGGCGAGAACTTGCTGAGTTCCGCTGGACGGTGGACGAATACATTAAATATGCCAAGAAAGCGGATCTTTCCGAGGCATATATCCAGAAGCTAAAGAATGCCTCCGCGCGTGTCCACATTGACCGCCTCGAGGCGATACGGATGCAGATGGCACAGCACGTCGAAAAGCTTGCGGCAAAGGGGAATGCACGCCTCACGGACGTGCTGCGCGACATCTACCCCGACGCGCAGATGCGCACAGCGTACGAGGTGCAAAAGAAAAAGGGGTTTGAACCCTTCGCCCGCATCCCCGAGGCAGATGTTGACCGCATCCTAAAGAAACCGTGGGTATCCGATGGGCTGAACTTCTCCGACCGCATTTGGCGCGACAAAGAACGCCTGCTGAATACCCTGCAAGGAGAGCTGACGCGCGGACTGATACGCGGCGAGCCATACGGCAAGATTGCACAGCGGATCGCGGGGCGCATGGGTGTCGCCCGCAGCGCGGCGGCGCGGCTTGTAGAGACGGAGGCGGCTTTTTTCTCCTCGCGGGGACAGCTGGACGCATTCCGCGACCTCGGCGTAGAGCAATATGAGTTCGTGGCGACGCTCGACAGCAGGACATCAGAGACATGCCGCGAGATGGACGGCAAGGTGCTTCCCCTATCAGAGTTCAAACCCGGCATCACCGCCCCGCCGCTCCACTGTCACTGCCGATCAACCACCTGCCCGTACTTCGATGATGAGTTTACGGAGGGAGAGACACGGGCGGCGCGCGATCCTGAGACGGGGAAGACCGTGCAGGTGGATAGTAGGCTGACGTATGAAAACTGGAAGAACATTTTCGTCGACAAGACGCAGACGCTTGACGAGTGGAAAGAAAATGTCGCTTCACAGGCGACAAATGCTCCCGGTACATTGAATGCGGGTGCGCAAAGTGGTACAATAAAATCAAACCTATGGAGTACGCCAAATGGTTGGCAAATGTCTAGCGGATACAAGTACATTATGAACTCTGCTAAGGCGAGCGGGGTTGAATATAGGAGCGTCAGCACATTTGCTAAGTTGCCGACCGATGATGAAATCATATCACGATTGGCCGGTGGGGATAAAACCAAGGGCTCTTGTGCGTCACTTGCGCTCGCATACGCAGGAAATAAGGCGGGATTAGACGTAATCGATTTTAGGGGCGGGCTGAGTCAAAGCTTTTTCTCAAGATATTACAACCTGAATAACATAGCGCATTTTTCTGGTGTTGTGTCAAGGGAAATTACCCTTAAGAGATGCGCAACGGATTTGGCCAAATATCTCAAAGGAAATGAGGTCGTTGACGGGAAGGAGTACTGCTTAATTGCGGGGGCGCATGCGTCAATTATAAGGCGGTTGAATGGGGTTCTTGAATATCTGGAATTACAATCACCGGAAACAACAGGTCACGTAAAAAACGGATGGAATCGTTTTGATAGATACGGCAATGTTGCGGCGTGCCTATATCGTCGGTTTGGGTGTAAAAAGACTGTTGCGAGCCGTGCGATACTTATTGAAATAGATTCTTTCTTAAATAATCCGGAAATAAGGAGCACCCTTGGATATATCAATACGGATGTGAACGCTCAGATGAAGGGGGTTACTGGAAATGTCAAATGATACGTCTGTTTGGGAAAAAAGATACAAGGGCAGTAAAATTTGGTGGAAGAATATTCCTGGGGTTATTGGTGAGTTCGTTTTTAGTTTCGACAAGAAACGAGAGTATAACCTGTTTCAGGATTATGAGAAGCTGACACCTGAACAGAGAAAACTCGTAGATGCGGAGAATCCTCTGATTCCTTGACAATCAAACACAAAGCACTTGCGAATCATTGTAAGTGCTTTTCTTATGCCCATTTTGAAGCTCATCATTGGGAAAGATGATGCTATCGTGCAAGTATTAAAATACACAAAGAAGGAGTGAACCCATCCCCCCCCCCCGCCAATATGGGCAGAGGGTCGTGCTCACTCCTGTTACTTGTATTATACAATAGTCCAATTTGAAAATCAATAGGGGGTAATCATGCGAATCATCATTGAAGGGACGAAGGACGAAATAGCGGCGATCCTTCGCCTTGAAGAATCGCCGCAGGTGGATGTGGGCAAGGTTATAGGGAATATTACTGCCGAACTCAAGCGTGCAATGCAGGAGGGCGCACATGAAAATATTCGGGTTTGATCTCGGTATCAAGTACATCCAATTTTTGACACCGGACGGAGAGGAGGCATACTATGTCGAAAGATGACTACCACGTTCTCGCCTATCAGCTGCTCTCATACCTCTATGACTGCCTGCGGCGCGGCGAGGCGCCCGACGTTGAGCAGGTGTATTGGAACGAGGCGCACGCCGCCGTGAAAGTGAATGAGCGGTATTGGAACTATGTGTTGAAACATCTGGCGGATGACGGCTATATCGAGGGGCTTTCATTCGTTTCTGTCCTCGGTCGGCTCAACGCACAGCCGCGCATTACGGAGGCAGTCAACATCACGCCGAAGGGCATTGACTACCTCGAGGAAAACAGCAGCATGAAGAAGGCGTACCGCGTTATCAAGGGAATCAAAGATATCATTCCCGGCGCATAAAGCACTTACGAATCGTCGTGAGTGCTTTTCTTATGCCCAATTTTCAAGGAGGTGGTGCCGTGGCGCACTGAATCATACCGATATAGCAATCTAGCAGAATGGAGGAATCTATGACAAAAGACGAACTCAAGGCTCTCGGGCTCTCCGATGAACAGGCGGCGAAGGTCGCGGAGGACTACGAAAAGAACTACGTCGAAAAGAGCCGCTTCACTGCCAAGGAGGACGAGCTCAAGGCGGCCAAGGACGAGAGTAAGACCGCACGCGGGGAGCTCGACAAGCTGAAGAAGGATCACAAGGACAACGCCGAACTCGTCAAGCAGATCGACGAGCTCAAGGCGGCCGCCGATGCACGCGACAAGGAGCACGCAGCGAAGGTCAAGGCGATGGAGATTGATTCCATCGTTGAAAAGTCCCTGCTCGGGGCGAAGGCGAAGAACACCGCCGCTGTGCGTGCACTCCTGAAGCTCGAGGGCGCAGAGGCGGAGGACGGCAAGATCAAGGGGCTTGACGATCAGATCAAAAAGCTCAAAGAATCCGATGCGTATCTCTTTGAGACAGAGGGCACGGTGCGGGTAGAAGGGCTGAACCCGCCCGGTGGCAACGGCGGCGGTACGCCCGCACCGACGGTTCAGCAACAGTTTGAGACAGCGATGGGGCTGTAAGCGAAAGGAGTAAATTTTATGGCAATCAATACGCTTGAGATGGCAAAGATTTTCCAGCAGTCGCTCGACAAGCAGATGGGCATCGAGGCGACATCGGGCTGGATGGAGAGCAATGCACAGAATGTGAAGTACAACGGCGGCGACACGGTGCGTATGCCGCGCATCTCGACCACGGGCATGGCGAAGTACGATCGCGACAACGGATTCAATCAGGGCTCTGTGACGCTGACCTATGACGACTACAAGCTGACGCAGGATCGCGGCCGCACGTTCCAGCTTGACTCCATGGACGTGGATGAGAGCAATTTTATCGCCTCGGCAGGGACGGTCATGGGCGAGTTCCAGCGGCTGCAGGTTGTCCCCGAGGTCGATGCGTACCGCTACAGCCGCATTGCCGCGCTCGCGAAGAACGCGCATCGCACGACGGACGGATTCACGCCGAGCGAGACGAATATCCTTGCGCAGCTTGACAAGGAGATCACCGACCTGCAGGATGCCATCGGCGAGGCAGAGCAGCTGGTGATCCTCATGGCGACGCCGATCCGCACGGTGCTCAACAACGTGAAGAATATCGAGCGGCGTCTTGACGTGACGCAGTTCAAGGCGGGGGAAATCAACACGAGGGTCAAGACATACAACGAGATCCCGATTTTCTCTGTGCCCTCGCTGCGCATGAAGACAGCATATGTCTTTGCAGACGGCAAGACGACAGGGCAGGAGGCAGGCGGATTCAAGGCGGATACGGGTGCGAAGTCCATCAACTGGATCATCATCTCGCGGCGTGCGCCGATTGCGATCTCCAAGACGGACAAGGTACGCATTTTCACACCTGACGTCAACCAGAAGGCGGACGCGTGGAAGCTCGACTATCGCAAATTCCACGATATCTGGATCCCGACGAATAAGCTCGCGGGCGTCTGGGCGAATCTCGGTGCGTAAGGAGGTACATCATGACAAGACTGGTACGGCTGAACGAGGTGCAGTACGCAGAGACGGAGCATCAAGTCGCAGGGCTGATGGCGCAGGGCTTCCATGAGGAGGATCTCGCTGCACCAACGGAGGAGACAATACCTGAGCCGAATCCTGCGCTGGAGAACCCCGAACCCGCCGATGGCAAGAAGGGCGGCAAATAATGCTCGCCGATGTACGGATGCTGATTAAGGCATCCGTTGGCTACGAGGTGCAGGATATTGACCTGCCCGTCCTATCGTACATCTACAGCGACGTTGAGCAGCACATCAAGAATGACTGCAACGTGGCAGAGATCCCCGAGGGCTTGCAGACGGTTCTGGATGAACTGACGGCAGGCAAATTTCTCGCCCTGCAAAAGGGCGTGATTCTCGCTGCGGACGGGCTTGACGTCGTAAAGTCCATCCGCGAAGGGGATACAACCGTTGAGATCGGCGGAACAACGCCCGAACAGCGGTATGATGCGCTCGTGCAGGTGCTCACAAGGGAGCGTGATCTCTCATGTTACCGAAAATTTCGCTGGTAAGACGCGCGGTAGAGCATCTCTATGATGGCAGAATGACCGTTGAGGAGGCGCGCAAGGAGAAGAATGCAAAGAACATCACCGCGCTCGTATGGAGTGCAGTCATTGAGGATGTACCCTGCCGTGTCAGCTATAAGACCATCGCTCCCGCGGGACGGTCGGACACGGTGGACAGCACCGCGCAGACGATCACGCTCTTTACCGCGCCTGATATTGACATCAAGCCCGGCAGCCGCGTGACCGTTGTGCAGCGCGGGCACACGATGCATTTTTCCTGCGCGGGCGTTCCTGCGGTCTACGAGTCGCATCAAGAGGTTCCGCTGACAAGGTGGGAGGAGCATCCGTAATGGCAAAGATCGACACAAGCGAGCTGAAAAAGTTCCAGGCACAGCTGCAGCAGATCGCGGCACCTGCAGAGCGGCAGCGGTTCTACGAGGACTGCCTCGGCGATCTTACAGCGCGTTTTCTGCGGAAGGTCATCAAGCGCACGCCCGTCGGGAAAACTGCTTATGAGCCGATGAGGGAAAAGGACGGAAGTCCCGCAACGCATCGGCGCGGAAAGCGCAAAGGCGAAGTGAAGCTCCGACGGCTCTCAGGCGGTGGGACACTGCGGCGCGGATGGTCGATGCTGCTCAAGGGCAAAATTCGCGTGCAGAGGATCGGCAATACCTATCGGGTTGAGCTCGTCAATAACACAGAATATGCCTCCTATGTTGAATACGGACATCGGCAGACACCGGGGCGGTATGTGCCCGCCCTCGGGAAGCGCCTTAAGGCGGCATGGGTGGAGGGTCAATTTCCAATGACACTCTCTGCCCGCGAGGTGGAGAGTACGGCACCTGCGATTCTGGCGCGAAAGATTCAGCGGTATTTCGAGGAGAGGATCCATGGGAAATGACATTGTGGACGGGATCGCCGTCCGTCTTGGCGAGCTGTTTCCCGATATTGAAGTGCATCGGGATGAAATCGGACAGGGGTTTGAAGAACCTTGCTTTTTCATTTTGCCGCTTCGCATGGCGCAGGAGGCAAAGCTCGGCAACCGCTATTATCGGCGACACAGCTTTGATGTGCATTATTTCCCACGCACGGAGGGCGCGTCCGAGGAGATGCAGGAGGTCATAGATATGCTTCTCATGGGGCTCGAATACATCCGTATGGGCGACGATCTTATCCGCGCAGCCCGCACGGAGGCAGAGATACATGACGGCGTGCTTCACTTCATGGCGGACTATGACGTGCTCGTCCTCTGTGAGCGTGAGAAAGTCCCGCCGATGGAGACGCTGACGCAGCGTCAGCGCGTGAAAGGATGATGAATATATGGACGAAGAGAAAGCAGTGCAGAAGGAGGCACGCTATACACGTGAGGCACTTGCGGCATCGGCGAAGTATCGCCCGTGCTGCGACGCGCTCATGATCCTCCTCGAGGAGGGGAAGGAATACACCTTCACCGAGGTCGATCAGATGGTGGAGGAGTTTAACGGCAGGACTGTCACTGAGGCGACGGTCGGAAAGGAGTGATTTTATGGCACTGGGCGGCGGTACTTGGCTGTTTCAAAACAAGAAACTGCCTGGGACGTATATCAATTTTGTGTCGCGTGTGCGCGCATCGACGGATATTGCAGATCGCGGCTATGCAACGATGCCGCTTGAGCTGGACTGGGGCCCCGTTGGCAGTGTGTTTGCCGTAACGGCAGAGGACTTTCAGGAGCGCAGCCTTTCGATCTTCGGCTATGCATATACCGCGCCGGAGCTCAAGTCCCTGCGTGATCTCTTCCTCAACCTCAAAACGGGGTACTTCTACCGCCTCGACAACGGCGCGGTGGCGGCATCCTGCGCACTGGCGAAGGCAAAGTATCCGGGCAAACGAGGGAATGACATCACGGTGTCTGTAGCGGCAAACGTTGACAACACGAGCGCATTTGACGTGACAACCTATATGATCGTTGACGGCTCGCCCGCAAAGGTGGGTGAGCAAAAGAACGTCAAGGCATGGGCGGATGTTGCGGATAACGACTATGTGACATGGACGCGTACGGGGAATCTCGAGGCGAAGGCGGGCGAGAAGCTGAAGGGCGGCACAAACGGTGCGGCGGTCACGGGGCTCCAATATCAGAGCTATCTTGACGCCATCGAGCCGTACTATTTCAACATCATGGGCTATGCAGGCTCGGACGCGACGATCCAGCAGCTTTTGATCCAGTTCACGAAGCGGATGCGCGAGGCGACGGGCGCGAAGTTCCAGCTCATCATCCACGGCCGTGAGAATGTCGACTATGAGGGCGTCATCTCGCTCAAAAACGCTGTGCGCGACGAGGGCGCACAGCCGGGCGCAGCGGTCTACTGGCTGACGGGCGCGGAGGCAAGCTGCGCGGTCAATGCATCGTGCACGAACAAGACCTATGACGGCGAGTACAAGATCAACACGAAGTACAGTCAGTCGGAGCTCGAACGTGCGATGGTCTCGGGCATGATGATGTTCCACAACGTCGCGGACTCGGTCTCGGGGGATGTGGTCGGCAAGACAAATGTTCTCAGCGACATCAACACATTTACGAGCTTCTCGAAAAAGAAGAACGCTGATTTCGCTCTGAATCAGGTCATCCGCGTCCTCGATCAGATCGCCATCGACGTGGCGCGTCTCTTTAATCGGACGTATCTCGGCAAGGAGCAGAACGATGAGGACGGGCGCACGGCACTCTGGGGCGACATTGTTGCATTGCACAAGGAGTATCAGCGTGTGCGTGCCATTCAGAACTTCGACCCGAAAGACGTGCCGATTCCGACACAGGGCGAGAAAAAGACGGACGTGCTCATGAACTACTCTGTGCAGCCGACGTGCTGTATGGAACGCCTCTATATGACCATCGAGGTAGCATAAGGAAAGGAGTGAAACACTATGGCACTAAGTGCGATCCGCACGATGCACGCGAAGGATGTCATCTCGGCAAAACTCGCATCTGCGTACGTGTCTGTTAAGGGAGAGCGGTTCCTGCTCTTTCAGGCAAAAAAACTCGAGGCAAAGCTCGAGAAGAAGAAAGAGGAGGTTGCCATCCTCGGGCGTATGGCAAAGGGGCACAAGGCGACGAGCGTCAACGGCACGGGGAGCATGACGATCTACAAGAACACGCCGCTCTTTGATCGGATGTTGCTCGAATTTAAGTCCACGGGCAAGGATACCTATTTTGACCTGCAGATCACAAACGAGGATCCGACCTCGGAGGCAGGGCGGCAGGTGACCATCCTCAAGGACTGCAACATTGACAGCGGCATTATTGCCGCATTTGACGCTGACGGCGAATGGCTCGAGCAGGACGTAGACTTTACCTTTGAGGACGTGGAGCAGCCGACGCAGTTCAAGATGCTCGACGGTATGCAGTAAAGGAGAAACAGAATGGAAAACATGACACTGACAGGATTTCTTTCCGAAAACGCGATCAAGCCCGCATGCGTGGAGTTCGTGGCATCGAAACGGTTCAAGGGCGCGAACGGCAAGCCAATCGCATGGCAGATCACGCCGATCTCCAACGACGAGAACAGGGCAATCGCTGACCGCAATCGCAAGAAGTCGTTCGTCCCCGGCACGCGTGAGACGCAGGTGCATCTCGATCAGGATCAGTACGTGAACGACCTCATCTGTGCGTGTGTGACCTATCCGAACCTCAACAGTGAGGAGCTGCAGAACTCCTACAATGCTGTCGGAGCTGGTGAGCTCGTACGGCTCATGCTGACGCCGGGCGAGTACAGTGACCTCTTTCAGGCGGTCATGCAGGCGAACAACTTTGAGGCGGGCATGGATGAGAAGATCAAAGCCGTAAAAAACTAATTAAGGAGGGCGAGTTCTATGCCAACATGGCATATTTCGCGCTCCTAAAGTTTCATATCCTGCCGCACGTTCTATTCTCCTTGCCGGAGAACGAGCGTGCCTTTGTCTATGCGGTAATTTCGCTCAAGATAAAGGCGGATAAGAAAGCGGCAGCAGAGGCAAGGCGAAAGATTTGACGTGGACGGGATTTTATCCTATAATAGGCATAGAAAAGGTGCTATCGTGTAAACGGTCAGCCCCATTGGTTGAACGAGAAAACCCGCCCGAACTTGTCAGGAGCAGGCGGGTTTTCTTATGCTTTGATGGCGACGAGGATAAACAGCGTTACAAGGAGCAACGCGAGTAAATCGTTGATCGTCATGGGCATCGCCCCCTTTCAGGGGCTCAGAATCGACCGCCTACCGTATCGATAGCACCTAAAGACATTATATCATATAGGACAGCGCGGTGCTGTCTTTTTGTTTGCAGGAAGCCGCTCTTTTTCGTCGAATTACTATAGTATCGACGAGAGGAGTGACGATGATGGGTAAGTTCTGTATCAATTGCGGCACTGAGGTGACGGGCAAGTTTTGCAGCAACTGTGGTCATCCAACGGAAGGCGAATCGGCGGCTGTTCCTGTCGTTCCGCAGGAGACGCTGAACGGTGTCTCGTTCGATCCTGTGCCGATATTTGCGGCGCATAAAGGGTTTACGGGAAGAATGACAATTGCAATCGAAATAGGCACGCTCACGAATGCAAAACCTAAAGAGATCGCCTCTTTCGTTGATGCTCATTACAAGGACTCAGATTTTATGAAGAGGGTTGCAGAATATCAAGAACCTACGGAGGCTTCTCCGGAAGAAGAAACCCCTCCGTTGACTTGTCCTGCCTGCAAATCGACAAATATTGAAATTGAACGGAAGGGGTATGGTTTTGGAAAGGGGATTGCGGGTGTGGTTCTTTTTGGTCCGTTAGGTGCTCTGGCTGGCGGGATTGGATATAAGGATGTGAAATGCCTTTGCCGCCATTGCGGGAACAGATTTACCCCCAAAATTCCTAAAAAGAAGTAGTAGGAAAGAAAACCGCTTCGCACAAACGAGGCGGTTTTTATATATAGATTCTGTGGTTAGGCAGAAATTTCGCGTAGAAATTTTTGGGTAGTTTAGAAGGGGCAATCTTTATCGGGAGCAAAGACTGATGTAGGAGAAGAGCCTTTATTGGATAAGTCGTCACCTAGATATTCGTCAATAAATGTAGAAACCCCAAGTGATGGATTGGTAAGGATGAAGTATAAATCATCTAACTGCTTGATTGAGTCCTTATTTGCTATATATGAGAACTTATCATTATGGAGAATAAACAAGGCAATGTCTATATCGTTTGTTGGTGATAAGATTTTTGCAACTAAATATCCACCATCCTTATAGGAGGCAAAAAAAGAATCGGATATCAGAAAACTATAGTTATCATATTGAGAAAAACTATCTAGATGGAATATATCTGCATAGAGAGAAAAACCATGAAAGCCATTGTCTGTAGTGTACTCATTTCTTGCTAGAACAAAAGGTTCCCATTCGAGTTTGTTGTTTTTTGTGTCATCAATTAACTTGTTTACTAGCAAAGTGAGCTTAGAAACGCCCTGTGAATCTAAAAGAAGTTCATCTAAAGTCACATTGAATAGCTTTACCAATGCGTTGAGAATCTTTGTGTCGCTAGGAGTTCCCTTTCCAGATTCATAATAACTGATAGTTCTCTGTGTTACTCCAAGCTCTTTTGCAAGGTCACTTTGAGTCAAATTATGTTTTTTTCGCAGTGATCTTAGAGTACTAGCGAACGACATATACATCACCTCTCTACCATGTATTATAACTACCAGAAGAAAAAAATCAAACGCAAAATAAATACACTATTGACATAAAAAGAATCATAGTGTATTTTATACATAGAAAAGAGGTGAGAAAAATGAAAATCATAAGACCGAATGTCCGATTGAGCCTCAGACTTGGCGGGCTTGCAAAAGCTCACAGTGCTATGAATGGGATTTCAACGGCGGAGTATGTCGGAAATTTAGTGTATGACGACTTGAAAAAGCGTTATCCGCAGTGGATGGAAGACGTGCCGAGAGAGGAGGCGTATTTGCCTCTGAACACAAAAAAATAGAGTGAGTTTGCTTTTGAACGAGACAACTCACTCTATATGTTCACAACCTCGAAAGGATTGCATAATCATTATAGCATCCTTTCGAGGAAAATGGAAGGAGAATTGCATAATGGCAAACGAAGTACAGATTTTTGAGAATGTCGAGTTCGGCAAGGTGCGGACTGTTATTGTGAAGGATGAACCGTATTTTGTTGGGAAGGACGTTGCGGAGATTCTGGGATATAAAGACACTGTGAACGCACTGAAAGCCCACGTCGACGAGGAAGATAAGACGGGGTGGCAAATCACCACCCCGTCTCGCGGAACACAGACGGCAACCATCATCAACGAATCGGGGCTTTACTCGCTCATTCTCTCCTCGAAACTTCCTGCCGTGAAGAAGTTCAAGCGTTGGGTCACATCGGAAGTGCTACCTTCCATCCGCAAGACGGGCAGCTACACTGCGAAACACGCGAAGCCCGATGATGCGATGCAGTCCAAGCGGCTTGAAGTTATGGAACGCAATGCCCGCACCCGCGCAGCAAACCTGCTTCTCAAGATTGCCGAGCGCACGAACATTCCCGAATACAAAGCCGTGTGCAACGCGAAAGCTGCCGAGATGGTTACAGGTGAGCTGATTCTTCCGTTGCCCGTTGCAGAGCACAAGACCTATTCCGCGACGGAAATCGGTGCGATGTTCGGCGTGTCGGCAAACAAGATCGGCAAAGTCGCCAACAAGCACAACCTCAAGACTGACGCGTACGGCAAGCTGTTCTACAGCAAGTCGGAGCACAGCGTCAAGGAGGTCGAGACGTGGCGGTACTACGAGAGTGTTATTCCTGTGTTTGAAAAGATTTTTGGACGGGAGGCGGCGTAGTTATGACGACCTCAGAACTGCTTGGGCATCAGTTTCTTCCAGATGATAACACAATGTCAGAGATTTACGGTCTGATTGATGAGAAACGCCCGATTGATGTTTGGGAGATGATGCGCAGCTATACGCTCGGCGTCATCATGGGCAAGCGCATGGAACGCGCCCGCCGCAAGCGCAATCAGCAGTAAACAATAACTTCATCATGAACCCGCTCAATCTGGGCGGGTTTTTTGATGCACACATTTTGAAAGGAGGGGTTCTGTGGCAACAATCAAGCAAATGTTTGAACTGATCGACGGTGTGTCACCCGTGCTGAATAAGATTGACCGTACGGTGGATAAGACCATCGGCAAATTCGACCGTGCGGCAAAAGCCGCCTCGGGCATGGAGACGGCGGCAGAGGTCGGCGCGAACGGTGTGCGGATGGGCGCGGAGCGTGCGGCATCCCCGATTCACTTGCTCGGCGGACTCGTCGACGGATTGGGGCAAAAGATACGCAGTGTCGGTGACGGTTCATTCAGCAAGATCAAATCGGGACTATCGGGTATGGTCGGACAATTCGCGCTTGCGACGGTTGCAGCGAGTGCCTTTATGTCTGCACTCAGCTACATATCGGGACTTCCTGATCGGCTTGTACGTGCGAGCGACGCATACGCAGGCATACAAGCACGTCTGCGCATGGTGGCGGGCGGAGCCCAGCAAGCGGCAGAACTCAATGATCTCATCTACGCATCGGCGCAGCGGGCACGCGGCAGCTATGAGGAGATGGCAGATTCTGTCTCGAAGATCGCCATGACGGCGAAGAAGGCATTCCCCGATGCGCATGATGTTGTTCCATTCATGGAGGGGATCCAGAAGCTATTTGTCATCGGCGGCACGGGGGTAGAGCAGCAGAAAGACGCCATGCTGCAGCTGACGCAGGCACTCGGCTCAGGTAAGCTGCAGGGCGACGAATTCCGCTCTATCGCGGAAGCCGCGCCGCTCATTGAGCAGATGGTCGCGAAGTACATGCAGATTGACCCTGGACAGCTAAAGGCAATCTCGAGCGAGGGGAAGATCACCGCTGACATCCTAAAGAATTCAATCCTCACGAACCTCGACCTCATCAATGACCAGTTCGGCGCAATGGGGCGCACGTGGGAACAGAATATGCGGGTCATAAGGAATGCAGGGCTTCGTGCTTTTACACCTGTACTGGTAGAGATCAATCGTCTTGCCAATACAGAGGGGGCGCAGCGGCTCGCTAACGCCGTTGTCTGGTGGCTTGGCGTTGCAGCGGCGGCAATCTTCGGCATCATCAATAATATCGAATGGCTCGGCAATGTGATTTATCAAGTCGGTGCGTATATTGGCTCGTGGCTCGGCGCAGGCTTCATGATTGCGTACCAGTCTTTCGAGGCATTCATTGATTTCGCGATAGCGGGGCTTGCTGTCTATGCGGGGTACTGGATAGCAACAAATGTATTGATTGATTCCTATGTTCTCTCGCAGCTCGCGGCTACGGCGGCACAGTGGGCACTCCACGCGGCAAGCACGGCGTATGCTGCCGTTTTGGCAATCATCAATCTACGCACTACGCTTGCCACTGCGGCTACCGCTGCGTGGGCATTTGTGACGGAGGGATTAAGCGCCGCGTGGCGTGTCCTGAACATCATCATGTATATGAACCCGATCGGGCTCGTCATAGGGCTTGTACTCGTTGCGATTGGCGTTTTCGCTGCGTGGGTCATGCATACATACGGGCTACGAAATGCACTCGCGAGCGCATTCAGCGCGATGGCAGGGATTGTTGCAAACGCCGTGAACTTTATGATTGACCGCATCAACAATCTGATTCAGCTGATCAACAAGGCGGCAGAGGGCATCAACGGGCTCTTTGGCACAAATATCGGTGCCGTCGGAGAGATTGAGTACCGCGCCGATCCGGGGCAATGGAGTAAAGATGCAGGGGATTTTGTGCAGAACTTTGACATCCATAACTATATTCCCTGGATTTCCGATGGGCTGACGCCTGACGCCTCGGGATATACCCCTGCGGGCGGCACACCGTTTGACCCGACGGGCGACATCGGCAAAGCGGGCAAGGAGACGGCAGACAATACGGGCGCCATCAAGGACGCTATGGAGATCACGGAGGAGGATCTGAAATACTTGCGCGAGGCAGCAGAGCAGGAGGCGATCAATAAGTATACGACGGCGACGGTGCAGATCGACATGGGCGGCGTGAGCAACAATATCGCGAGCGGCGTTGATGTGGACGGCATGATGACCTATATGAATGACAGCCTCATTCAGGCGATGGCGGCGGGCGCGGAGGGGGTGCATCCGACATGAGCTATTACTTTTTCGTCGGTGACACGATGCTCCCCGTGCCGCCCGCAAAGATGTCCATCAAGATCAAGGGGAAGAACAAGACCATCAACCTCATCAACGAGGGCGAGGTCAACATCATCAAAAAAACCGGGCTGACGGAGATCGCCTTTGATGCGCGTCTGCCGAACCGTCCCTATCCGTATGCGGATTACGACACATCACTCACGGACTCCCTTGCAGGGATGCTCTTCGGAAGCAGTTTTAGTTTCAAAAAGGCGTCGCATTTCCTCTCGGCGTTCAAAAAAGCGAAGGAAACGCAGTATCCGATGCAGCTCATTATCTGCCGCATGTCGGGGGCGTTTTCCATGCTCTTTGACACGAATATGCTTGTGACGCTTGAGGACTACAGCATCAACGAGGACGCAAAGGACGGGCTCGATGTGACGTGCCCACTAAAATTCAAGCAATACCGCCCCTACGGGACGAAAGAGTGCGAGGTGACGAAGGATGAGAACGGCGTTGAACATTTGACGGTGAAGGAGACGCGCCCTGCCATCGGGCGGACGATTCCGACGGCGTACAAAGTGCGCAATGAAAAATCCATCTGGGAGGTTGCAAAGGGGATATCGAACGGCGGTATCGACTGGCGCGACATCATGAGTAGCAATGGGATCTCGAATCCTGTTGCGGGGCTTCCTGCAGGGGCGGTGATGCACATTGGCTGATTTTGTCTCGGGAGACAAGCCGTCTCTCGGTGCTGCTACTCCCAAAAATGACAAACAGCTCCAGCTCATCATCCACAATAAGGAGACAGATAAGTATTACTGGCCTGCGGTGCTCGATGATGTGTGCTGGGAGACGTGCTGGAAGGGACAGCCGGGGAAACTCACGTTCAAGGTCGTTAAGGACGAGGCACTCGATTTCCATGAGGGCGACGTTGTGCAGGCGAACTATGGCGGCGTGAATTTCTTCCACGGCTATGTATTCGCGCAGAAGCACAGCAAGGACAACGTGATTGATGTGACTGCCTACGACCAGATGCGCTATCTCAAAAACAAGGACACCTATAATTTCGTCAACCTAACGGCGGGCAAGGAGATCAAGCGCATCGCGGAGGACTTTCAGCTGGCCGTTGGCGAGCTGGCCGATACAGGCTACACCATTCCGAAATTTCGCGGGGCGAACAAGACGCTCATGGACATCATGCAGTCGCTTCTTGACATGACTACGGAGAACACGGGGCGGCTCTATGTGCTCTATGACGATTTTGGCAAACTCACCGTCAAGGACTTGGAGACGATGAAGATTGACCTCCTGATCGACGCGGAGACGGCCGAGGATTTCGCGTATGAGACGTCGATTGACAAGGACACGTACAACCGCATCAAGCTCTACTATGATAACAAAGACACGGGCAAGCGCGACGTGTGGATGGCGGTTAACAGCGCGGATATCAAGCGCTGGGGCGTGCTGCAGCTGACCGAATCTGTGAATCCGCAGAAGGCGATGAACTTTGGGCAGATGGCAGATACAAAGCTCAAGATGTACGACCGCGTGAAGCGTACGCTCACAATCAAGAACGCGTTCGGTGATCTGCGTGTGCGCGGCGGCTCGATGCTCTACATCAGTCTGCGGCTCGGCGATCAGACGCTGACAAAGCGCATCATCGTCGAGAACGTGAAACACACGCTGACGCAGGGTCATCACACGATGGACTTGACCGTGAAGGGAGATGTGATTACGGGATGAGCGCACAGCTGTTACAGACGATGCAACGGCTTGTCCAGCAGACGCAGGGGAGCAGCGACCTCTCGGATTGGTGCCTCGGTGAGGTGATCGGCGTCGCACCGCTGACGATCCGCATTGAGGGCAAGGACGAAGTGACGGAGGAATTTCTCGAGCTGACCGACGCCGTGCGCGACTACGATGTGGACATATCCGTCAGCCACACGACGGAAAACCGCGCAGGAGGCGGCGGTTTTGCGGAGTTCGCGAGTCATAACCACGATTACAAGGGGCGCAAGAAAATCACCGTGTACAACGGCCTGCATGTCGGTGAGACGGTGATTCTCCTGCGGCAGTCGGGAGGGCAGAGCTTTGTTGTCCTTTCGCGCAACCGCGACCATACGAATCTTTCGGGACAATGGGGGTGATACGATGGCACTGCTACCTGATACGAGTACGTCAAGCCTCGGCGAGACACTCGCGGGCGCTGATTTGCAGCCGAACACGACGTATCGGATGCAGATCGAAGAGGAGCGGATTCAAGGCGCACTCACGGAACGACTCGCGGCGGTCGAACAGGCGGCGTATAAAATCCTCAATACGGAGCGATATGAATACGTCATCTATAGCTGGAACTACGGTGTGGAGCTCGCTGAGCTATTCGGCAAGCCAATCCCGTATGTCCTCTCGGAGATTCCGCGCCGCATCCGTGAGGCACTGGTGCAGGATGACCGCATCAATGATGTGACGGATTTTGACATCCGCTATGTGCGCAGTAATGAGCAGGGGCGGCGCGGTGATGTGCTCGCACGTTTTAGGGTGCGGAGCATCTACGGGGACATCGCCATGGAGAAGGGGGTGAGCATCTAATGTATGAAAAAGAGACACAAGAGGCAATCCTTGCGCGGATGCTGAAAAACGTCCCACGCGACGTGGATAAGCGTGAGGGGAGCATTATCTTTGACGCGGCGGCACCTGCATCGATTGAGTTCATGCTGCTCTATGCGGAGTTGGATTATTTCCTGAAGAACACCTTCGGCGATACAGCAGAACGGATATATCTCATCCAGCGTGCCCGCGAGCGCGGACTAAAGCCGAAGGGGGCGACATCTGCCGTCGTAAAGGGAAAGTTTACCCCGCCGACGCTGAATATCCCGCTCGGTACGCGTTACTCCTGCGGAGCGGTGAACTACGCCGTGACGGAGAAACTGACGAGCGGAGAATACCTGCTGACCTGTGAGACGGTCGGAACAGAAGGGAATCTTCCTGCGGGACGGCTTGTGCCGATTGACTACGTTGAGGGATTGCAGACGGCAGATCTTGTTGAGATTACGATTCCGGACGAGCCCGAGGAGGAGACGGAGCATTTCCGCGCGCGTTATCTGGCGAGCTTTGACAGTCAGGCATACGGCGGAAATATCGCCGACTATCGGCTCAAGGTGAACGCGATCCACGGTGTTGGCGGCGTGAAGGTCTACCCCGTATGGAAGGGTGGCGGGACGGTACGCATCACATTCATGACGAGCGATTTCAAGCCGCCGACGGCAGAACTCGTGCAAAAGGTACAGACGGCGATTGACCCCGAACGCAATCACGGGGATGGCATCGGCATCGCACCGATTGGGCACACAGTCACGGTCGAGGGAGCGAGGAATGCAGCGGTGCGCATCGGTTTGCACCTGTCCTTTGCACTCGGCACCGCATATCCGACGCACCAGAGGCAGGTGGAGGAGACAATAGATACGTATTTTGCGGAACTCAACAAAGGCTGGCAGGCGACGCAGCGGGCAGAGATTAACAACGTGAGCAACAGCGGCATCACGATCCGCATCTCTCAGATCGAGAGCCGCATCCTTGCGATCTCCGGCATCGAGGACATCCAGCACACGACGCTGAACGGGCATGAGGAGAATCTGACGCTCGGACTTGATGAGCTGGCAGTACGGGGGGCGGTGCAGAATGGATAAGATTGTGCGAGATGTACGCGTTGAGCGCTATTATCCGTCCGTTGTCGCACCGTCTGACGAGTTTAAGACGCTCGCCGGCATCGAGAACCCCGAGTATAAAGTGCTGTGGGAACATCTGTGGCGGCGCTTTGCGAATACATTTGTCTATGAGATCGACGAAGTCGGCGCCGCACGCTGGGAGGACGTGCTGCGCATGATTCGCGGCGACAATCTCCCCCTTGAGACGCGGAGGCAACGAATCCTCGCCCGAATCAATGCGATGACGCCGTATAGTATACGCGCCTTTCGCTCTATGCTGGATGCGATGTTTGGCGCGGGCGTTGCCCTGCCGAGCGAGGTGTTCGCAAAGTACGAGCTGTGGCTTGACATCGCACGCGCACACATCTTCCGCGCGAACGAGGCGAGGCGCTTTGCCCGCGTCATCGTACCTGCGAATCTCACGGTCAATATCTCGAGTATGGTAGCTGTTACGGAGAATTTGTACTTTGCGGGCTATGTGGCGCGCAAAAAGATCACCGTCATCGATTCCGGCGGGGATATTTCCTACAACGTGCCCGGTGCACAGTTGGGATTTGCAGGGATGGTCAAACGGACCAAACACATTGTGATAAGGAGTGAATGATATGGCACAATTCCCAATTCTGCGTTTGACACGCGCAGGGCAGGATTTGGTTGGTATGAGTCAAGGTGGAGGAAAACTCATCTTTGTCCGTGCTGAGCTCGGCGATGGGCAGCTTGGAGAGGCGGAATCCGTTGAGATGCTGCATGCGTTGAAGCACCGCGTTATGCAGTTGCCCCTGCAAGGGTATCTGAATGAGGGCAACGGCAAGGCACGTCTGCGCTTCGTGGTCGACAACAGTGCGCTCACGTCTGGTTTTTTCAACCGTGAGGTCGGGATTGTCGCGAAAATCGAGGGCGGTGAGGAAAAACTCTACGCATACACGAACGCCGGGAATTATGCTGACTATATCCCGAGCAAGGACACGCCGATCGACAGCGAGATCATTGACCTGCATATCGTCATTGGCAACGCTACGCACGTCACCATCGAGACGCAAAACGGCGCATATGCCACAAGAATCGAATTCGACGATCATCGTACCGCCCCCGAACTCGACCATCCGGAGAAATCCGTGCATAAAAAGCACCTGCATCAGGACGCATACGAATCCCCTGCACTCACGGGCACACCTACTGCACCGACGGCGGGGCGTGGGACAAATAACGGACAGATCGCAAGCACCGCCTTTGTCGCACAGGCAATCGCCGCGCTCGTGAACTCTGCACCGGGAGCTCTTGACACCTTGCAGGAACTCGCTGCGGCGCTTGGTAATGATGCAAACTTTGCGGCGACAGTGACAAATGCGCTGGCGGGTAAGGTCAGCAAGTCCGGCGATACGATTACGGGTGCGCTCAAGTTCGATGAAAACGAGAACACCGAAATGAGTATCTTCCCCGCGCACTATTATCACAGATTGTTTGATGGGAGTACTACATATGTACATGCATATGACACCCTCCCGCCTCCACGCAAAAAAACCATGTATGAAATCCGCGTCGCAGACGGGGAAGGCGGTTTTATCGGGCATCTATTTACGCCAGAGGGGCTGCACTCGAATCTCAAAGGGAAAGCAGATTATGCAGGAAATGCAGACCATCTTGGCGGGCAATCCCTACAATGGATCGTCGATCAGATCAATGCCGCAAAAACAGGGATTGTTGCAGGAAATCTTGAGCAAAATGGCTGGGTCAAGTTTGCCAATGGGTTAATCGTTCAGTAGGGGATGGGCTCGGAACAGACATCGGAGGATGCTCAGACTGTAATTTTCCCAATTACGTTTTCAAGAGGATGTTTTTCTCTAATTACTGGAACGATACTTTCGGCGTCTGGAAGCCATAATGATTCTATGTGGCAGGTAGCAACAGTGGAGAGAGAAAGAGCTGTGCTTTTCCATCAATATTTTTCCCCCGGTGATGTTGGAAGAACGAAGCCTACATATATCGCAATTGGTGTGTGAAATCGGATATAGAAAGGAAGGACATATGAAAACGGAATATCTTGCTAAATTTAATTCCTCTGGGTGTCGTGAGACAACAGTCGTCAGCGGTGTGCACTACACGACCGACGAAGAGCGTCAGGCGTACATTGACGATGGGTACATCCCCATCTCCGATGAAGACTACCAGCACTACATTGGTAATCGAGGGATGGGCGACAACGGTACGGGCTACCTCCGCGACCCAAAGACAGGAAAGCCAGTCTCCGCTCCTCCGGCTCCGCCTGTGCAGGCAACAGAAGAGCCAACGGCAAACGTACCCGAAACAGAGCTTGCCGTCATGGAGGGCATGGTAGATATGCAGAGCCGCATCGCGGCTCTTGAGGCAGAACTCGCAAAACTCAAAGGAGGAAAATAACAATGGCAGCAACAATCTATAGCTACATCGTCGTCGCTTATGGCGTCCTCGTGCAGGGAGGAAAATTTGCACTGTCCCCGGAGGACAACCCGAAGAACCTGCGCGTTGTACCGGAGACGTATCGCGAGAAGGTCGCAGAGTGGATCGTTGAGCACCCCGTAGGATGATGAGAAGCGCAGAATAGCCGTCATAACGCGTGGCGGCTTTTTCTGTGCACGGAAAGGAGATGCAACTTGCTAGAATATATCATGCCCGTCCTTGACCGCCTTGTGGACGGATGGGCGGAAAAACTCGGCGTATCACTTGTCGTTACCATCGCCTACGAAGATCACGCACAGATCTTCGCGGTGTTCTTTGTGCTCGTGTGCGCTGATCTCGTGACAAAATGGCTTTCCCTCTCGCGTCAACATCTCGTTGACACGGGGGCAGATGAGCCGTCCCTCTGGCATGCAATCTGGAACATGAAGGCGGCACGTCGTGCAGGGTATATCAAAAGTGACATCATGCGGAAGCGTTTTGTCCCGAAGATACTGACCTACTTCGGCGTCGTCAGCGCGGCGGCGGTACTTGACTTTATCCTTCTCAAAGCACACGCACCCGCCTTTGCCACGACGCTTGTCATCGGGTATCTATCACTGACAGAGTTTATCTCCATCCTCGAAAACATGCAGACGGCGGGCATCAAGGAAGCAGGAGAGCTCGTTGACATGGCGCGTCGTCGGGAAGGCATCGGAAAAGGAGGAGACAAATGAGAGTATTTTTGAATCCCGGGCATGACCTTGAGCATGACAGCGGAGCCGTGAGCCCCGTGACGGGACTGCGTGAGTGCGACGTCGCGGCGGCAGTCGGGGAGCTTGTCAAAGGCTACCTCGAAGCCGTCGGCTACGAAGTTCGCATGTGGCAGAGCGATAACCTTAACTGGGACAGCGACTACGCAGATCGGCAGGACTGCTCCGTGTGCGACTGTGCCAATCAGTGGCCGGCGGACATTTTCATTTCCATCCACTGCAACAGTGCGGGCAGTACAAGCGCACAGGGCACGGAGACACTCGTGCACAACATGGGCGGACGTGCTGAGCGTCTCGCCGACTGTATCCAGCGGCAGATTGTAGACAGCCTCGGCACCGTTGACCGTGGACTCAAAGAGCGTCCAGAACTCACCGTCCTCCATGCAACGGACATGCCCGCCGTCCTCGTGGAGCTTGCCTTTATCAGTAATGCGGAGGATGAGGAGCTGCTGAGAGACAGGCAGGACGATTTCGCCCGCGCCATTGCACGTGGGGTGACGGATTACGCATAGTGCGCAGAGGAGGTGCAAAACATGCTCGAACGAGTCAAACAGACGGTTACAACGCACAAAACAGGCCTGCTGGTGATCCTGTGTCTCCTGATCGTCGGGCTTGCGTATGCCGTTGGCAGATACTCCGCAGCGGAGCAGACGGCGACGGAAAAGCCCGCCCTCATGACGCAGGAGCAGACGCAGGACGTAAAGGAACTGAAAAACCGCCTAGACATATCCACGGCGAACGCCAACGCGCTCGAAAAGCGCATCACGACGATACAAGCGGGGCAGCGTGCGCCGACAACGATGTACTACGTTACCGCCCCTACAGTGGAGCGGGCGGCACAGGTGGTAGAGCGGCAGATACGCACGGATGATGCGGCACTACCTATGGCAGCGCGGGAGAATTCCGACCGCACCGTCGTCACGCCGATTACTAAGGATGTGGACGGAAAAGACCTGCCAGCAGATCAGCAGAAGGTTGATGTGTATAAGATCAACCTGCGCAAAGATCACCGCATCAAGGCGGGGGCAACGATGATTGACGGCAAGGCACTCATGTCCGTTGGCTACGAGCAAGGGCGATTTGAAGCCCTTGCGCATTTCGACGGCGGCAAGTACAAGGGCGCGACGGTCATGTATAACGTCGCGGAGTGGTGACGTTATAAAAGAATAAAGGGGACAGCGTTTCGTGCGCCGTCCCCTTTTTCTTGTCTACAATTTGTCTACAAAACACCATGATTCGCCTTTCTGTATAGCTATTTCGTCTTTGTGTAAAAAATACTGTGTTATTCTTGTAAAGCCCCGTCGTTATTGTGGTTATCGGTTCGCTCTATGATTTGTTATATCGCCTCCTTGCGTGAACGTTTCTTCTTAAGGAGAAGTAAAGGAAGGGATAAGCTAATTTACACAGCCATTTGTGGAGCGAGCGGCATATCACTGCATTTTATACCTCCTGGATGAGGCCCAATGTTATTGCTTCTGCTTCGGCATCGGGTGCACCAACTATGAATGCCGTCAGGGTTCGTCGTCGTTTCTCTTTTTTCTGTGAATCCAAAGGCATCCTTGGGATAGAAAATGTGCTCCCCTACTTTGCTGTTTGTAGAACAACTGGGACAGGATTTATAGTCTCCAATGACTTGAGACTCATTTAACGGTTTTTTACAATGTCTACATAGCATACAAATCTACCTCCGATCCTAAATAATCACGCTCTTTCGATATTAATAGAATACCATGCTCTCACATCCAGTTCAAGAAACAATTAATTTTTATAATTGTGTCACTCTGATTATCCAAGTTACCCATGCTATCACTGTGGATGAACGGCGTTTGTATGTGTTTTCACTCTTGAGATTGTAAAGATGAGAACGGTGCATAATGTTCATAATTTCTTGAATGGTTGGAGTCACGCCCCAATCCATATAACGAATAAATACTTTCCTAAAGACTTCGTGTTGTAAGATTGCTGTGCAAAAAGCCAAGTGACGTTGTTTGTAATTTGAATTTATGATTTTTTTACCCTTTGCAGTTAAGTAAAATAGAGATGGCAGACCGTCGCTACAACGCTTATCAACAAGTCCAAGATATCTTGCGGCGTTGGTATAATAATCTGCTTGCCGCAAATCGAAAGCATACTCCTCTGTAATTTGCTCGCATGATAATTCGTGTGTGTCAAGTATTTCACATAGGTTGATGACACGATCAAAGTTATTTGCCTGTGGAAACGGTATATGCGGCTCCGGTACTATTTGCACCTTGGTTGCAATTTCCTGTATTTCGGAAAGTTGAATGTTTGTATCTTCGAATGAATAGCTTTTGTGTTTGATAAGCTCCAAGGAATTATAATAGGTCGGATTTTGGAACTGATATTTATACAGATGGTATATTCCGTTGGAATACACGAAAAAGATTGGATGAACAGGCTTGCTGATACGGCTGTGCCAAATGCGATAGGGATAATATAGCTGACGTATCAGAAAGTCTTCTGCCAAGTCCATCTTTGCTTCAATGATGGATAAACTATGAATACCCTCAAATGCTGCATCAATTTCGACTTGTGCGTTTGCTACAGTAAGTTGGTTGACGGCATCACTGCTTGTATTTTGTATTCCAAATGAGAACTCTCCAGAACCCATGCGTCCCGATACGGTAGCGATGAGATCTTCATCTTCTAAGAAATCTGCAAGTATGCCGGAGGCGAGTGCACAATTTATTGCAATTGCCTCGCTTGAAATATGAGAGGCATCAAGACTTTGTATATGAGCTGGCAGGGATGCCTTTGTTATCATACGATCGAGTGTTTGAAATGGTTGATAGGCTTCCATATGAGCGATGATGTATTCACCGCGTGATATCGGTAAAATCGCCAGATTGTTGTCCGTGAATATCTGTGGCAAATTGATCTTATGGTCTATTTTTGCCATAAGTCTAGGTTCACGGAAAGTTCTCATCTGAGCAGCTGAAACGATAAAAGAACCGTTCTTCTCGATATGCGAAAGAACTTCGTATTCTTGAAACAAGGATTCCCATGCACGGTCATTTTGTTTACCGGTAGTGTTACTCATAATTTCTTATCACCACTTCATCAACGTGACCTCGCTTAGAGGCGTTGGAGTTTATTGCACGCTTTGCACGAACGGGAGTGATGTCGTAAGCGGCGTATTGTTCACGGATGAACTTTGTTGCTGAGTTGGAGAGCATAAATTTAATTTTGCGTCGGGTTAGTTCGTCACAGCATTCTCTCAGGCGAATCTGCTCCGTACGATCAAATCCACTTCTTGTATATCCTGTGAAGTTAGCGGTATCAGAGACTGGATCGTATGGGGGGTCTAAATAAACAAAGGTTCCCTTAGGTACAGTAGACAGGACTTCGGCATAGTCTATATTGGTGAAGGTTAACTGTGCACTTTGGAAATAGTTGCTGACGGCTCTTAATGTAGGCGCACTTACAATGGTTGGCTTTTTGTAATGACCGTATGGCGCGTTAAATTCCCCGGCATTATTTACACGAAAAAGTCCATTATAACAGGTCTTGTTCAAATAGATGATACGAGCGGCACGTTGCACACTGGAACGTTGGAGGTAGGTTTCACTATTCCTGTCCCAATCTCTGACAGAGTAAAAGTATTTCTCCTCGTTTTTGTGTTCGCTCAATGCGGTAATAAGTGCGTCTACATCATCTCGGATCACTTCGTAGATATTAATAAGCTCTGCATTTATATCGTTGATATAAGCAATTTTAGGTTGCAATGAGAACAAAACAGCACCGCCGCCCACGAATGGTTCACAATAGGAGGTGATTCTCTTAGGGAACAGCGGGGTTAGATCGTTTATGAGTTGACGCTTGCCACCGACCCATTTTACAATAGGGGCTACAAGGACGTTTTTCCGCAT